ATAGAGTATCAGTTTCCTACGCCGTTTTATACCAACACGCCTGATTCAGAAGATCATTTTTACGAGCTACAGGAAGAGATAGCCAATGCACTGGTCAAGGTTCCAGCAACCACCAGTCCCTGGTATAGTGATAACATGAAGACCAGTTTTAAGTATGGCGACAATGATAACATTACCAACCATACGCCTAAGCTAGCGGCCTGGATACTAAAGCAGGCGCATGAGTTTACCAAAACAGATTTTACCATTACCGAAAGCTGGTATAATGTTTTTGGACCAGGCAGTTACATGGAGTATCATTGCCATCCCATGCAGGACCTAAGTGGTGTTTATTATCATCAGACCACAGGCAAAGATGGACTTCTGGTATTTAAATCTGACAGCTCTGGATTACGTAACAGCATGTTTAATACATCTGAGATAGGGTATGAACCTGCACCAGGCAAGCTGATCTTATTTCCGGCATTCATGGAACATGCAGTTATGCGAAATACAACAACTACAGATCGCATAAGTGTAACATTTAATTTAAGGAGAGTGTATGGCTGATATATTTTCAAGTAAACGCATCGAAGAAATGATGCAAAAAGCCGCTCATGGCAAAGAGCATGAGGCTACAGAAATCAATCACGAGGTTCCAGGCTATACCATAGCACTCATGAGAGCTTTTAACTGGTACAATTATGAAAAAGATCTAAAGACTGCTAGAGTGTATTTACGAAGCTGGATTAAAAAACATCAGCCAGCCAATGTCAAGTCCTTTGATGCAGTTCCAGATTTTTATATGCGAGCCGTGTATGGTTGGTTGGCTCGTCTGGATGAACACGGAGCCAAACTAAGTCCCCGAGATAGCCTAAAGCTAACTGAAACCGTAGCCAACATGTTAAAGTATTCGGTAAAAGAACCTACAGAACCTGCGCAAGAAGATGCAGTAAAAAGACCCAGCATTCAGGATGCATTAGCGGCTAAACAGAGTGAATTCTTTGGCGAACTCGAAGGTGAAATCGATAACTTCATATTAAACGATTGCCGAAAGACAGACTTTAATCTATTTAAAACACTGCAGGGCAACAACAGTCCCAAGGTATTTGGAACAGCTGTTCGAGGTCTATTAGACGCTCGTATCAATGAGATTACACAAGTACCCATGGATGAACAATTAAATGAAGGTTATAGTTGCTATACAGCAGCACAGCGTGGTAGATTGGAAAACTTCTTATTAGAGTTGATTGAAGACGGACAACGCTGGGCAGACTTTAAGAAGGCTAATCAGAAGGTCCGAGTCAAGAAAGCCAAACCTGCAGGTGTGCAGGTAGCTAAATTGCAATACCTCAAAGAGTTCGCAGAGCTAGGCCTAACTAGTATAAGCGCACCTGGCATTGTCGGTGCTCAGCAGTTGTGGGTCTACAATACTAAAAATAAAAAGCTAGGCTGTTATTTGGCCTCTGGCAGTGCAGGATTTAGTGTTAGGGGCACAAGCCTGCAGGGCTATGATCCAGAAGCCAGTGTGCAAAGAACTTTACGAAAACCTGATGTCATTACCAAACAGGTACTGGATGCTGGCAAGGTTCAGTTAAGAAAGATTCTCAGTGACCTTACCACCACCGAGACCAAGTTGAATGGTAGAATTAATTCTGAAACTATATTATTAAGGGTAATATGATATTACGACTAGACATTGATGAAATTCCCGATGAGTTATACAATCAGCTATTAATGGCATTTGTACAAAAGGCCATAGTTGATGGCATAGATGTTCCACGCGGTGCCAAGGTAGAAGAATGGAACCTTACCGCTGAGTTAGTCATACCAAACATACACTAATAATAAATAATGTAAGAGCCAAAAGCTCAAACTAATAATTAACCCAAAAGGTAAAAACATGGAAGACAATCATCCCGAGACCACGGCAGAGTTGGCCCACGAAGCTGCTATTCTGGCCCTGGCACCAAAAAAACAAGAAAACACAACGAGCGAAGCCACGCAGCGCTGGATTGACACATTTAGCGATTGTGCTTGACAACTTGAAGTACTTCATATATACTGAAGTAAAATAATTTAGGATTTATTATGATAATCGTTGATTTTAATCAGACTGCTATCAGCACTCTAATGGCTGAGCTGGCCGGTCGCACCGACGTAGAGATTCGTAAGGATCTGATTCGTCACATGATCATCAATGCCATACGCAGCTATAAGGTAAAATTTGGAGCTGAATATGGTGAAGTGGTCATAGCCTGTGATAATCGCAAATACTGGCGCAAAGACAAGTTCTCCTATTATAAAGCCAGCCGTAAAAAGGCTCGGCAAGATTCTGGTTTTGACTGGAAACTGATCTTTGACACACTGAGCGAGATCCGAGCTGAGCTGGCTCAGTTCTTTCCCTATCAGGTCATAGATGTCGAAGGCGCCGAGGCTGACGATGTCATAGCCGTACTAAGTGAATGGACTCAGACCAATGGATTTAGCAGTGCCGAGGGACTGTTTGGTGAACCCGAACCTCAACCAGTGCTGATCCTCAGTGGCGATCATGATTTCATTCAGCTACAAAAATACAAGAACGTGTCTCAGTATAGCCCTATACATAAGAAGTGGATCAAACCCGAGCAGAGCATACAGCATTATCTCATGGAGCATATCATCAAAGGTGACAAGGGCGACGGCATACCTAACATACTAAGTGCCGACGATACCTTTGTAACCGAGGCTCGCCAAAGACCCATAACAGCTAAAAAGATGGATCCTTGGTTGGACATAGCTCCCGATGAGTTTACTGCTCATGTAGACGACGAAACAGGACGTAACTTTAACCGTAATCGATACCTGATTGATTTTGAATACATACCAGGTACAGTAAGAGATAACATTGTGAATGCCTGGCAGACTCAGCCACGCAAGGACAAGAGTCAGCTATTGAATTATTTCATTGAGCATCGCATGAAGAATTTAATTGATAATCTAGGAGATTTTTAATGAGTATGAAATTAAGTGTGCCAGAAATCCTGGCCGAGGTGGTCAAGGCGCCCAACAAACAGGCCAAGATTGATAAGCTCAAAGAGCTAGACAATCCTGTGCTGCGAGGTGTGCTGAGCATTAACTTTGAACCCACCATTGTCATGGACCTGCCTCCGGGAGATCCACCATACAGAGTCAAAGACCCAAAAATGCCTTATGCGCCAGACCTAAATGACAGCAATCTATATGCTGAATTTCGTCGCATGTATTTGTTGATCAAGGATAATCCAGCTCGTCCAGCTGGGCTAAAAAAATTGCAGCTGGAAAATATCTGGGTTCAGATACTGGAAGGCGTGCATCATACTGAAGCAGAGATGCTGTGCAAGATGAAAGCGCGAGAATTAGGCAAAGTATACAAAGGGTTAACGGCTGCTATCGTAGAAGCTGCTTACCCTGGATTATTGCCTAGTTTTAAGGCAGAATAAAGTACTTGTAAATCAATGGCTTAGAAAAAGCTTGACATTTTGGTCTAGATCATATATAATGGTTGTATGTTAAATGAGAAAGGATTAAATCATGTGGAATAAAGCCTGGGACCAAGAAGCATTTACTTATCATGGTGGTTATTTAAACTACATGGGCAAGTTTGTAGCCCGATTTAAATATGTGAATGACCATAAATCATTTAAATCATTTTTAATGAAAAACTTTCATCCAGTAGAATATTTTGAAAGATTGGCAGCTGGTGATAGTCCCATAGGTATATTAGGTAGCAAAGGTTATGTTCCTGGACATGTCAAGAAGTATTTGATTAAAATGGGTTATGAACCCACTACCCAGGGCATGAAAGAATGGAGTCGTGCGGCTCAACAATTAACAGCATAGGAGAACTTATGAAAAAGATATTATTAGCACTAACTCTGGCAGCAGCTTCAACCAGTGCTTTTGCACACAATGGTTGGGGTCATGGCGGATATTACCACGGTGGATATCATGGCGGCTATGGCCATGGTGGTTACTACAACAACAATTATAACTATGTAATGCCATTATTAATTGGTGGTGTCATAGGCTATGAATTAGGTCAGCCACGCTATGGTTCACCAGTAACTACAACTGTGTATCCAAGCACGCCTGTGTATCAGAATTGCACAGCCTGGACCGAAACCATTGACCAGTACGGCAACCATACCCGAACACGCACCTGCTACTAAAAGCTTGACAGCTTGTTGCTGTTCATATATAATGATGTTTTACGTGAGGATTTGTTATGAGTATGCATCTGTTACCTCCCATGTATTCAACTACGGGAAAGAAAAAAGGTAAGCCTAAGTTTCGTAATGCCGAGGCCGCAGCCAAGGCTCGACGCAATGCCGAAGTCTGGTCTGCGTTATTGACTCGCTATGACATTAAAAAAGATAATCCTAAAAATTCCAAAATATCTCGAGCTACCAGATTCGATCCAGTTGTGCATAATGCTCCTGTGGTTGATCCTAAACGCCTTACCCACCATATTCCTAGCCTGGATACTGGGGCTGGTCTAGCCCCTAAACGAGAAGTTACTCAGTATACTGGCACGGCCATGATAGGCATAGGTCAGTTGCATAAAAGCAATAGCATACCTGTGTTTCAGGCCGAAGACGCCGTAGACATTGCCAAGATGAGACGTGGATGAACGCCTGGTTTAGTCGTCATGTCACCAAGGGTGAGCTAACAGAGCTTTTGGCCTTTGCAGGCGTGACAAGAGAAAGCAGCATCAAACATAGCAGTCATTATGAGCTACCCACCAGCATAGGCAGCATAGAAATTCGCAGCGGCTATGACATTCGCATAAACAAACGCAAGATAGGCAGCATGGAAATGTTCCGGCAGGAAATCTATCGCATGATTAATCAAGGAGACATATGAAACCCAATAGTAATTTTAACCTAAGCAAGACCGCAAAAAAGATGATTGCGGGTACACCCAAAGATAAACGCAACATATTCAAAGACATGATGATACAGGCTGAACTGGCAGCAGCAGTAAAAACTGTGTTCAGAGATCGTCAACCTAAACCTACCAAGGAGACACCAAATGAGTAATATTACCAATCCCGAAGACCTGGTCAGGATTCGTCAGGCCCTGCAGGAGTTAAGCAACAGTCTTACACGTACTGAAGCAGAGTCAGATCTGCGTACTGACATCATTAATACAACCTGTGATAACTTTGCACTGGATAAAAAAGTATTTCGTAAAATGATGGGAACCTATCATAAACGCAACCTCAATGAAGAAATTCAGAAACACGAAGACTTTGTTGATTTATATACCACAGTTACAGGAGCCAACTAAAATGTCAGAACCACGCTACAGATTCAGTGTTGACCATACCGATGATAATGGTGACACAACATTTAGCAACACACTGGAATTTACTGCTGAGGTATTACCAGATGTAGTAGGTAATTTTGAGCTATTCCTCAAGGGCGCAGGCTTTGCGTTTGATGGTCATGTAGACATCACACCTAGTGAATATACCCTTGCAAACTCCTATAATAACCTGCCAGGACAAGCCGACATTCACGTAAAACGACCAGCTGATACCGAGGGTGGCAGTATTGAATAACATCATGCAGCAACACTTGCTGGTTGAGTATGCTGTCATAGACAGCCTGGGTCGCAACAAGGGCTGGCACATGTATGGCGCCATCAAAAGCCTAGACGAGCTGGCCGAAGTCATTGAAAACATTGGCAAAAAGTATCCAAAAAAGTCAATTAAAACAAAGGTTTATGAATACTCGACTGCTACAGGCAGTAAACAAATAGCTTGACTCTAAACTCAATTTCCTATAGAATGGTATTATGATATTAGATATACTAGATGAAATTAATAGCAGTGCCAGTCGCCTTCATAAAGAAGCTGTATTGAACCGTGAACGAGACAATGCAGATCTGCGTGAAGCCTTTAGATTGGCCTATGACCCCTATACACAATTCTATATACGTAAAATTCCCGATCATAAGCCCCAGGGCAATGATAGCTTAAAATCAGCCATGTCCAGACTGAGTCTGCTTAGCAGCAGAACAGTCACGGGCAATGCAGGCATTGAGCATCTACGAATTGTCCTGGGCAGTGTTACCGAAGCCGATGCCACGGTCATGACTCGCATCAT